TCGCGCAGCGTTTCCGCGAAGGGGTCTCGGCCTGGGGCCGCCGCGCGCGGGGCCGCGCCGCCGCGCGGGGCGGTGACTGTGGTGGCAGGCAAGGCGCCTGCGGTGCCGCTGGCGGGGTTCAAGATACGTTCCGCCTGCTGGCGCAATTCCTGTTCACGCTGATTGAGCGCAGCCATTTCACGCTGCAATTCGTCAAGGCGCATCCGCTCCTGAGCCAGCAGGCTTTCCGGCGTTTCGCCGGTCTGGCCCTGCGCCGTGCCCACCAGCCCCGAACGGATGGAACCGCGGCGGCCTGGGGAAATGCCCGTGCTGCCTTGCTGCAGTTGTTCAATACGGCCTTGCGCCGCACTGATCTGCAAATCCAACTGCGCGCGCCGCTCAGCCGTACTCAACCCGAAAATCAGGCGGTTCAACCCATCAATCACCGAAACAATGGCCGGCGCCACATTGGCGACCATGTTATTCGCAAAAGCGGAAAAGCTGGCGCTTAGCGCGGCCACCTTATCCGCAGCTTCATCGGCCTTGGCGATTAGTTCAGGGCTGGCAATGGTGCCAAAGCGGATCGCCTCAGCCGTCATGGCCACCAAGCCTTCGCGACCCTGCGACAGCAGCGGGATCAGCTTTTGGCCAATACGGTCCCCGAACATTGAAGTGACCACCGCCGCACGCTCGGCCGGATTCTCGAATTCACGCAGCCTTTCAGCAATATCCACCAGCACAGATTCAGTAGGGCGGGCCTGGCCTTCGGTATTTCGGAAAGCAATGCCCAACCGCGCGAAGGCTTGCTCCGCAGTCTGCTCACCCGCCGCCGCATCGGCGATCTTGCGCGTCAACGCAGCCAGGCCGCGCTGCAATTCTTCACCGCTGATACCGGCCTGGGTGGAAGCAAGGCTTAACGCCTGCAGCGCATCCGTGGAAACGCCCACTTGGTCCGCCAATTCGCCAAGACCACCAACCGCATCAATGGCGTTCTTGGTGAAGGCCGCAAGCGCGCCAACCGAAATCCCCGCCAGCACCGGCCCAAGCAGCGAAAACGCCCGCTGCGCCACCTGCGCGCCCTGGGCCAGCTTGCCCATTTCGCGGCTACCCGCTTCACCCACATCACGCAGGCCCTGCTTGACTTCCAGCGCGCCATCCATACCAAGGCGGATCGCAACCCTATGCTGAGCTTGCGCCATCGGTTGCCTCCTTCTCATTGCTGGCCTGCGCCATGCCGGTGCGGATCGCGACCAGCATCTGCGCTGCCGGCCAACCTGAAACCCCGCCTTCGCGCATCAGCGCCAAGGCGGCCGAAATATCCAAAGAAAGCCCGTTCATATCGGCCTGGACGCAGCCCATGGCAGCATGCCAGGCGGTGAAACCTTCCGCCGATTCTGGCGAATGCGCTTCATAAGGGCACTTGCCGCCGCAGCTTTTTTCAAGTGCGGCGCAGCCTTTACAATATGCGGGACCGGCGCCGAAGTGCCATTCAGCGCGGGCCCTTAGCCGTTTCCCTCAGCACTCACCACCTGGATGGGGCGCAGCGCCGCATCCCAAAAGGCGCTGGCCATGGCTTCAATATCCATCAGCCGTTCCGCCGCATCGCCGGTCAGGGGCAGCGGCGCATCATCAGGCCCCACCACACCTTCCCAGGCTTCAATGGCAAAGCGCGCCAAGGCCTTCGCCATCAGCACGAAGGCCAGGCCGCGGCTGATGTCGGGATCCAATTCACCGCCGGCGGCTTCTGCCGCTTCCCGCCCCAGGCGCGCGGCGCGGTGCTGCGCGGCGGAAACAATGGCCGTGGTCACGGGCTTGATCCGCACCCGCACGCCATGCGGCAGATCGGCCCAGAAGGGCTCGACAGGCAGATCGAGTTTAAGCATAAACCGCCGCCGCCTGGCTGTTGCGCAGCACCACCGTCATGGCGCGGGTAGCCGTGGCATTAAAGGCAGCGCGGAAGTCAAAGGTGGCTTCCACACCGGCAGGGCCGGCGATCGGCGTCTTGGCCAGCGCCAGATACACTTCATGCACGGTGAAGGTCAGGCTGGTGTTCGCGTCAATCGTGTAAGCGAAGGCAAATTCCGCGCTGGAACCATTATCCGCCTGCGTCAGCAGCGTGGTGTTTTCAAAGCGCGTGGTGACCTGGCCGGTCACCAGCGAAACGCCGGGATCAATACCTTCCAGCTTGCGATCCGCGCGAATGGTGCGGACCATTTCCATATTGTTATTGAAATTCAGCCGCGCGCCAGTCACCTGCGCCAGGGCCGAGCCACTGCGGCTGATGCTGCCCTGGTGTTTGCTGAAGCGCGTATAGGCCGCGCTGGTCGGCGTGCCGGCGGCGGTTGTGCCCGCGCGGCTGCTGCCCTGCGCCATCAGGCCAATCGTCGCCTGGGCCGGGCCGGTAGGGCTGAAATCAATATCAAGGCTGCCAGCGCGGGCACCCACGGCGACTTCGAAGGAAGGCACATCAGGATGCGCAATTTCGATGGCCTGGGAAGGCAAGCTGGCCGCGCCGGAAGCAAAAGTGTGGATGAAGTTCGGGTTGCTGCCTGTGGTGGTCGGCGCGCCGAACAGCATGCGCAGCCAGTGGCCGATATTGATCACGTCAATCGGCACCACGGCATTGCCCTGCACCGTCACCGTGTCTTGAAACGGCGCTGCGGAATCGCGGCTATTGCCTACCGCCAGCACGTCAGACTGGATCAGGGGCTGTTCGGCGCCCAGGTCAATAGACATGAACGGCATGCGCAGCCAGTTACCACCTGGCGCGGTGCCATAGGTGGCTTCTTTGATCATGTGAATGCGCCCATTGGCGCCAATGGCACGCGGCATGGCAGTATCCTTCCGGTCAGGAAAGCGGCGTTTCGGCCGCGGTGAATTGCAGGGTTACGGAAAAGCGCGCGGCACGCAGCGCGGCGGCGCCTTCAAATTCAATGTCTTCCAGATCGGCGGTGCCGACCTCGGCAAATTCCCCCGCACCGCCAAGCGTGCGGTTGGCGGACACGCCAGCGGACAAAGCCATCAGCAGCGCATCAATTGCCGTGGCGCGGGCGGCGGCAGTATTGCCGGCCACCACCACTTCCACTTCGGCGGCATGTTCAATGTGGTAGCGCAGCGGAGACATGATGGCTTCAGAAGTCACCACTTCCCCATCCCGCACCACCACCAGGCCGCCAGCGGGCAGGCTTTGCGGGTAGGGTTCATTGCGCAGCACCACAGGCTTGGGCGCGGGCCGGGCGGCGGCGGATGCGGTAATCTGCGCGACCAGCGCGGCAATCGCCGCTTCACGTGCGGACATTTGACCGGACCTCCCTATCCCATTCCGCGACGAAGCGGCCCGGGATGCGCGCGGCGGCTTGTTCGGCGGGCTTGCGAATATCCAGGCGCTTGGGCAGTTTCACGGCGGGCGTTAGAATGAACATGGGCACCATGCCCTGCGCCAGCAGGCCGCGCGCCCAGGCTTCACGGCCCTTGCGATTGCCAGTGCCCACTTCCGCCACACCGCCCGCCATCAGCCGCGTGCGGCGCTGCTTGCCTGTGTTCTCGCCACGCTTCAAAGGCAGGCACCAGACAAAGCCCTTGCCGGATTTGAAAGGCCGCATGAAAGCTTGCTTGCTGGCCACCATCTGCGCCGGCGTCACGCGCATGCCGCCATTTGCGCGGCCACGGCGCCCGCGATCCGCATTGAAGCCAGTGGGGATTGCCAGAAACTTCTTCCCACCCTTGGGCCGGATCATGGCGCCTTTTTCGAAGGCATCCACAATGGCCGGCACCTTGGACCAAACCAACCCCGCCGCGCCCAGGCTTGGCTTGCGCGGGAAGGTGCGCGCGCGCCAGGCATTGCCAAGGCCGCGCCCTTTGGCACCGAAAGCGGCATTGACCTGGCCACGCAAATCAAGCTGCAGCCGGCGCGTTTCTTCACTCATCACACGGGAAGCAGCGCGCGCGCCGCCTTCCGCTTCCAGCTTCATGTATTCCGCGATATCGCCGGTGACCTGCGCCACAAACTTCATCGGCGGCACATCACCTGCCA